TTACAGCTTCAGGAAAATTTCCAATCTGAAAGGATTGTCTACATATCGTCCTATGCCTGGAAGAGAAGGACTGTCGTTGTAGTATAGAATCTTATCAATGCAAGCTTTTAAAAGAGTGTTTTTAACGGCAGCAGATACATTATCATCATCCAGAGCATTAAGACAATCGCGAAAACGCACAATTTTCTCTTCGTAGTCACAGACGCGTGGTTCTTCAAGCAAGGCATTGTTTAGCTTCTCCTGAGTAATGCTTATCTGTTCCGTGAGCTTAGCATTTCTTTTTAAGAATTCCTCTTTGGAATAAATGCCATCTTCGTATGCATCTTTTTGCCGGATATCTTTTTCTTTTAAATGTTCAAGCTCTTCAGTCAGATTGTTGATTATATTTTGCTGTAAAATCTGTTCAGAATCATCATTGCTATTAATGTGTACTTCAAAATCATTTATAGCCTGTTGTAGAGACAATTTTACCTTTGCAATAATAAGACTATACATTACAGATTTCGTATGACAATTGGACTGATTGTTACAAAGCATTGTAATTGTTTCATGGCCGGTATTACTTCGCTTATCTGTGTATTTTTTCATGGATATAGCAAAACCACATTTGCCACAAAATAGAAGACCGGCAAGTGGATTTACAAGCTCTGTAAATTTCTTAGTCTTAGGTGTTCTTCCTCTTTTCTTTTTAGCCGCATAAAAAAGCTCATCGGATATAATTGCTGGGTGTTTACCAGGAACACTTATATAATCGTTGTGGCGAGGGCGTGTACGAACAATCAAGCCGTCTTGCATTTTTTTAACAGTCTGCCTTCTGTTCCAAACAACTCTTCCGATATATATTTCATTATTCAGCATAGATGAAATGGCAGCAGGACTCCAGTTGTCAGAATTTCTTGGCTTATATCCGGCATTATCAAGAAAATGTGCTATATTAGTAAAGCCATAATCTTTGTTCACATATAAATTAAACATTATGCGGACAGCTTCAGCTTCCTTAGGCTCTATATCTAATGTATGGTATTTATCTTTACCAGTTCCAATTACAACTTTTCTATATCCGTAAGGAGCAATGTTACCAATATAATTACCGGCCTTAATAGAAGCAATTCTACCTCGATTAAGAATCTTCTTTGTGTATTCAAGATAATCATTACCCCTTGTCAGTTCCATCTCGAAAAATTTTCTATCATATTCATCTGACAGATTGTACGTCTTAGGTGGCGTAATCACGACTGTGTTAGTATATCTAAAAGAATTAATAATACGGCCACAATCCTGTAAATCTCCACGAGATAATCTTTGCGGTTCGATTATAAGAACGCCGGATATAAAACCGGTCTCTAATAATTTCATTATCTGTTGCATCACAGGTCTGTCTTGTATTGTTTCACCCGAAACAACCTCTCTAAAAATACGATTTTCAGGAACAGGCTTTCCCCATTGCTTAATAGAATAATCCTGTAAGATAGATTCGTGCTTTGCAAGTACATCCTCTACAGTTTGCATTGGATCATCAGAGCGAGACTTTCTTAAATATATTATTACGTTTTCAAATTCAGCCATATTAACCATCCTTTCTGTAAAATATATGCGAGTTGCACCAGTACAACTCTAAAAATGGGTATAAAAATAACACCTACTTGCAAAAGCGGTGTTTCAAATGATATAATATGGCTTGTTCAGGGCGGTATTATATCATAGGCACTGCTTATGTAAGTATCGTGGTAAAAGCTCTTGTGTTGGTAGCACAGGGGCTTTTATTTATTATAAAACCATCTCGGTAATAATACCGTTATGGTATAAAAAAGACTCTGGACCCGAAGGACACCAGAGTACGTTCAAGATTAGTTTACTTGTATTGTAATCAAGTGTCAATGTAGGCTATAAAGTAAAATGAAAAAATCTATTTATCCTAATAGCTCCGGAATAAAATGCTATTAGATACATATGTTTGCAAGGAAGCTTATCTTTTACAAAGCTAGAGCAGGTACAATGTTTTAAATCTGCTTCACATTTCTTAAAGCGACCCGTGGCCAACTTTTTATCTATATAGAAACTCCCAGCGTATGTCATAGCTGCATCCTGTTTTTTTATCTGCTCTGGCAGAGCATGTACTTCATTGCTGAAATCAGGCCAGTTAAGTATTTCACATCTTCCATATGTCAAAGCTATATCCTCTCTTTACATATCATAACGAATCTGTAACATCTACTGTTAAAGTTATTATGCAGTTTTTGTCAAACCCCCCATTTTTAATAATTTCTGCTGGAAGTCTTGGATATTTGTTGCCTTTAATAGAAAATTTTTTATTATTGTATTTAGAACATACAGGACAAGTCTTGTTAGTTGATAGAAATACAGTATCACATTTCCATCGTCTAGCTTTTTTTAATTCTTCATTTATTCTTAATAAGTTAGAAATTCGTTTGTCTGCAAATTCAGGATGGCGTTTGCATATATTTTTAAATTCTAATTCAGCCACATCATTTTCATTATTTTGTTGCAAGAATTTAATCAAACGTAAATAATCCTTTTCCAATAAAGGTGGTTTATCATATGCATCAGATAATTCGTTAGAACGGCGTAAACATGCAATGGCTAAGTCCATTTGCTTATTTTTCTTGAATGCTGTAGCCATTCGCTGAAGTGCATAATATGATGGGTTACCATCAATAGTATCATTAATGCATACTTTGATGATAGCATCATATGTAGTTATTGAAGCACTGTTAAGATGCTTTTTAAATAATGCCATAATTTTTCTCCATTAATTCTGGTGTGCAAAGATTTCAACAAAATCAACATCTTTGCACTGCCTGTCGTAATCTCCATTTTCAATGTGTGTTAATTCATGATGATATGATTTAAGATGTTGTTCCCGGTTTAGCCGAGAATTAAGCACAATTGTAAAAGAATCATCATTATTATTAACAGTGTATGCCTTTATTGTAGGAGGCATATCTGCGTAAATAACATTAGTAGTAATATTAATCATCCCCTTTATTTGACATTCTATCTATCATCTGTTTAACAAAGTCGATATCTTCTTTCTTAACCTTGCGAGAAGCGTCAAAGAGAACTTTGTATTCAGGATTCTCATACATAAACTGTGCCATATCTCTGGCATCATCATCAAGGTAATACCTATCAGGAATAACCTCAGTAGTAGGTTTTTTGCCTAGTAAATAGTTCATATCAACATTAAATGTATCAGCAATTAATTCCAAAGTTTCAAAATTCGGTTCTCTTTCTCCATTTTCATACATTCCAATAGCACTTCTGGATACACCAAGTTTATCAGCCATTTGCTGCTGAGTAAGTCCACTTTGTTCTCTTATTTTTCTGAATATGTTAGGAAAATCACCCATATAATTCAACTCCTTATGTTACTTTAAATATATAATAACACGAAATGTGGAAAAATCAAGAAAAATTCCACAAAATGTGTTGACACGATATGTGGCAAGTGATATATTACAGTTGAGCCACAAAATGTGGCATGAAAGGAGTGATAATTTGCAACCCAAGGAAATAGGCAACAGGTTAACAATGTTAAGAGGAAATAAGCCACAGAGTGAAGTTGCGAAAGCAATAGGCATAAGTGATTCGGCTTTGTCTATGTATGAATGTGGCGAAAGAATCCCAAGAGATTCTATAAAGATTAAACTGGCACAGTATTATGGAAAGTCGGTTCAGTCTATTTTTTTTGATTAATAATGACACGATGTGTGACATTATCTATTCAAGGAGGCGAGAGAGTAATTGAGCATAAAACCTACAAATATATAATTCGCAGTTATGAACCATTTATGGAAGAGAGAACAAAGACATTTATTCAGGCGTTATCAGCTATAAAGAAAATGAAATTATCAGGTATTAAGCATTATGAAGTTATAAGGATACCATTCAGAGAAAGGCATCCTAACTTCCCAATATATTTTTCAATAGTTGTGCTAGTGATTGTAATGCTTTCTGGATAAGTGCATTAGTGTATATATCATAGCTGCTTAGCAAAGCAAGAATCGAGATAATGACAGGTATCCAAAAACGAAATGAATTACGGCGTTTGTATCGGAGGTACATTTTGCCCTTATCACTAATAACATATTTATTGATGTTTTTAGTGGAATTATCTATAAGACCGAACTTATAGAGATATTTACATCTAGGCTTTATACGAACTGATTCTTTGGATATACCAGTAAATTTTATTCGTATTAACAAAAGATGTTCATATGTTGATAGTTCTAATTCGTTGAATGGAGTTGGCATAAATACCTCCTGTTTTTGCTTTGATTATAACACAAATTATCTATTCGAGGAGGTGAGAGAGTGAGTGCGTGGATACCACTGATAATTTTATATGTATTAGCTGGTATATGTATTTTAGTAATGAGAAAAATACAGCCCGACAACAAAGAATATCTTATTTATGTTGTATGGACTGTATTGATATGTGTTTGTATTACATTTTTTGTATTTGCTTACGGATTACAGGTGCAATGCCATTGAGATTTGATAATGCGTTAGCCCACATATGATTGCTGATGGCTTCGTTTATAGCAATAAGTTGTTCTTGTAATTCATCAGGGAAATAGATAAGAGCAAGCGCATAGGTTTTACCATATTCATTCAATGTTGATGCTGATGGATTGGTTAAGCATTGGCTTGTATAACGCAAGTAGTCTTCATATACACCACGTTTATAAAAGTAAGAATCTTTTCGAAGTTGTGCAGCATCATCCAGTTTACGCATTTTATAAAGGTGATGATTGTTTAAAAGTGTAGTGATAATAGGTGAAATGATGGCACAGATAGCAATAATAACAGAAATTGTAACTGTTAAATCTACTTTTGGCATAAATAAACTCCTTTCTTAGAACTAAGTGCTGCAACACCAGTAATTAAAGTATAGGAGTAAAAAGACATTTATACAAGTGATTATCTATTCGAGGAGGTGAGAGAGTGAATTATACAGCAATAGCGATTACAGCAATTATCTGCATGACAATATTGATGTTATGCAATGAACCAAGACATAAGGACAAATAGTAACTAAATAATATTAGATAACAAAGAAAGAACGGGTGATTGTATGGACAAATACATATTAAAAAACACCATAACATATCCCGATGGGAGTGTAGTTAATACTTTTGCTCCAGAAGAACTTACAGCGGAGGAGAGAGAAGCTAGGCAGAATAGATTAAGGGTCGCTGTAGAGAACTTCGCGCGAAATATCAGTATGAGAAAGGGAGCAAGAGTATGAGAAAAATAGGATTAATAATATCTTACAACAAGAGAATCAATGAGAATCTTAGGAATGGTAACACGGAGCTGGCTGCCAGATGGTATACAAGGCTGAGATTGTTGGAGATATTCAGCTTTGTACCAGAAGGAGCTTACAGACTTCCAACCATATAAAAAAGAGCCGCTTGGACCAGCGGCTCAGTACTTAGAACATTAAATGCTCTGCAAATATAACAATATTATTGTATCAGAAATGTTCAAGTACATCAAGAAAAATTAATAAAATGGTCTTTCTTCTTGGGCTTGTAATGAATATTAACAAGTCTGCGAAAAAGATTATTAAAAGGGGTGTACATGAAAAGAAGAGGTACAAGGTACATTCCCTATGACTATGAAGCGGCAATTGATAAATCTGTAGAAGATATGAATGAGGTCTTCATGGAGTACATGCTGAAGACCAAATACAGGTGCGTCTACACATGTAAGGAGATCCGGGCAGGTAATCAACTTGAGATAGAAATATATCCAGAGTTCACCAGGAAAGAGGACATTCCGGAAGAAGGGAGAATTAGGGATAAAGAAACTCAGAGAAACCTGAACAATAAGAATGCCATTAAATATTGTGGAAGACTGATTATAGAGAATTTCACAAATAATGATATATGGATGACGCTTACATATGCAGAAGGGAATGAGCCAGCATGCTGGGATGAGGCTGTAAAGAATATGACTAATTACATCCGGCGAATTAATTATAGACGCAAGAAGTTAGGTCTGCCTAAAGCCAAGTACATATATGTTACAGAACATGATCCTGACGCAAAGATACGCTGGCATCATCATGTGATTATGGACGGGCTTCTTGACAGAGACGTATGTGAGAAGTTGTGGAAGCTGGGAGACCGTTCCCAGTCAAAGCGACTTGAGGAAGATGCTTATGGTCTTGTAGGAATGGCTAAATACATAACAAAGGACAAGCACCGACAGAAAAATGAGAAGCGGTGGAACTGTTCCACAGGACTTAGACAATTCAGAGTTCGTAAGGTTCGTTCTAAGAGAAAGGGCGGAAATGGGCGGTATGTTCCTGTAAGCAAATATATAGACACATTTGTAAGAGATAAGGCTGCAAGGGAAGCAGAGATACAAGCCTGGCATCCAGAGTATTCTCTTCTGGAATCACAAGTATATTACAACGGAGTTAATGGAATGTTTTATATAACGGCAAGACTCCGGGATTGGAGAAAGAGAGATGCAAAAGGTAGATGTATACATCCAAACGACAGCTAGAGGACCAGCAGTCCGTAAACATGCCGCGTACATGTACGTTTTAAAGATAGTAATTAATGGCAAGGAATTTGTCCGTAATGGCAAAGGTACACTTGAGAATGTAACAGAGAACCAGGCAACACTGCAGGCAATAATACATGCACTTATGCGTTTCCATGAAAACTGTGAAATCCGCATAAATACAGAATGTGAGCATGTGTTAAACAGTTGCCGTAATGCTTGGCCACAGCAATGGGAAAAGGACGGTTGGATAAAAAAGACAGGCAAGCCAGTAAAGAACGCAGACCTGTGGCAGCAGTACCTTAATGTAAGCCGAGGGCATGTAATAAGTTGGGTGAACAAGCCACATGATTTTAGTAAGTGGATGGATTATGAGCTTGGAAAGATGGAGGCAGAATGGACGAATCAAAGATAAAAAAGGAGCTGGAGCGTCTTAAGTGGTTAAGAAAAGCCGCGTACATGATGCAGCCCTGTAAAACAGCGGATGAAACAAGCATCAAGGTTACTAATCTTACCCTTCTTGGAGGGCAGATTGCAAAGCTTGAGCGGGAATTGTATATCTGCCAGCATCCAGAGGTAGACAATTAAGAAACAAGAACGGTGCAAAGCCGCATAAATACAGAATGGGAGTGACATTTTACTCCAAATATATCTACACGGTACTTATTCACGCACAGATTAAGAATATATCACAGTTTTATTATCTGGCAGGTTAATCCTCCCAGTCATGCTGGGAGGGGAAAGGAGAAATGATGGAAAGTATAATGCAGGACATTAAAGAATGCTTCCTGTGCAGAGAAGCAATGATTAAAAACAATAATTTTAAGAGACTTCCATCGAATGATTTAGAGTGCCATCACATTATGCACGGTATGGCCAACAGGAAGATATCAGAGCATTACGGGCTTAAGGTGTGGCTTTGTGAGGAGCATCACAGGACAGGCAAAGAGGCGGTACATAATTGCAGGGAAACAGACCTGAAGCTTATAAGAGCAGGCCAGAAGAGATTTGAGCAGCTATTCAGCCATGAAGAGTGGATGAATTTGTTCATGAAAAATTATTTGTAGGAGGCAATATGACACAGGAAACGTTATTGCAGATAGGAAAACTTGGCCTTGCAATTGAAGATGGTGCAAATATGGTATTGGATATGTACAGAGTTAAGGAAGAGCTTACAGGAGCAGATTTGTTTAAAGGAGAGCCGAGCGAAGATAGAAGCCATTACGCGGGATATACAGAGTTGTATAAGCTTCCGGGTATGAAAGATATAGCTGATGATGCGGCTGAATATATTAAGAACCGCTTGAGTGAGGTTATTGAAGAACACTGTAAGTCTCTGGAAGCTTGTATTTCTGCATTAAATAATGCTGTAACAACGAAAACTGATAAGCCAGACAGAAAGGCGAAGAGACCCAGTTAAGAAACAGAATGACAAAAATGGATTCTATTGTGCAAAATGCGGCAGATATATTTCTACACTTACGATAGATAGGAGTATGTGGGGATATAAGAAAGACAGTAAGTATTACTGTTCGTATAAGTGCATGCGGGAATCATGCAAATAATGGGAGAATAATAGGAGGAATATTATGTTTGATACATTCGGGGAATTTGATAGCGCTGAAGAAATAAACAAGGCGGCAGCAGGACAACTGGTACAGGGAGATACACAGGCTATAAAGGAAATTGCAAGAGAGAATGGTCTTGATCCGGCAGATGCAGAGGACTATATAGACGGAGAAGTATCGGAACTGTGCAATCCACTTATGGCGGCATTGGGAAAAATTAAGGTCGAAGAGGAGGAACTTAAGCCGGTTGAGATAGTACAGGATTGGATAAATTATATAAAAGCACAGGTTACAGAGCATCCTGATATGGCTGTAGCGGTACGCAGAAAGGGAAAGACGATAAAAGGCTGTATAGCAGAGCTTCTTAAGTGGAGCTTTAAGAATTGTTATCCGGTAGATAAGGATATTGTTAAGGCAGCAGGCGTAGGTGCTTCTGTTAAGATGGGAATCCCTGGAATGGGAAGAGCGTATGAAATCATAAAGGCTTATTACCTTGGAGGCGCGAAATGAAAAGAAAACAGATTATCGCATACGAAGGGAAAAAACCTACAGGAAAACGAAAACTGACGCTTATAGCTGATATCGTAAGTTTTGATGGTGATAAGTACCTTATTGCAGATTTGTATAGCAAGAAGGAACTCATATATCGCGAAGTATATTGTAGCACCGGAAGATTCAACTATGACTATGAAAATCAAAAAGCAGACACAAAAATCTACTGGAACAATCCCAAAAGGAGAATGTTGAAAGAGGCATATATTACAGAGCAGACAGTTGCTAATGTAAAGAAATATGCAAAGCTAATAGACGCAAAATGTTATAACGAAGATGCTGTTGATATGCTTGAGTCAATTGAATCGAAGGTAGATGGTATGTCAGATCTTAGAAAGAAGCAGCGGGAGAATGACGAAAAAGAGAAATTATTTGAATTACTCCCGGAAGAGCCTAGAATTCTTCAAATGCGCATAGAAAGCAAAGTGAATCAGGGGAATATTATATATTACAAAAGACATGGAATATATACGGATTATCATTGCTGCCAGTGTGGGGAAGATTATACGCTCAGAACAGAGCCATACGAAGGGATTGAGCCAATGCGGACATATCCTAAGCCAGAAAGGTTAAAAATTTTTGAATGCCCTAAATGTGGAGACAGTGCATCGCTTTATCAAATGGGGCATGCCAAGTGTACATACCAGAATTTCACAACATTTTTATATCAGGTGGCAGCAGACGGAACCCTGATTACAAGAATGTATGATGTATTTGTAACAAGAACACCAGAAGGGGCAAGGAACATCAAAACAACAGAGTATGAGCGTGTGTTTATGCGTCCCGGATATTGTAGAGAATATTATAGATACAATTCAGAAGACAGATGGCGTAAAGACAGAAATGTGGCACTTAGCAATGTAATAGAACTTATTGAGGTCAACTATGACTGTATAAAGGATAGCCAGATGAAGTATCTTCCAGAAGATATGTATAAAACAATATACAGCACACCAGAAAGAATAGAACGAAAGTATCTGGCCCGGTATGAGACTGTGGAAAGCTTCGCGAGATGTCCACAACTGGAGACATTATTTAAAAATGATTTTAGAAATATATGTAGAAGAATCATATGGCAGAGAGGCAGCACAAACCAGGTCAATAAGCATGTAAAGGAACTACATGAGATATTAAGAATCACTAGGACACAATTAAAGTGTTTAAAAGAAAGTGGAAAAACGGAAACCATTGGATTACAAGAACTCGAAGCGTTCAGACAGATTGCTGATAAATACAGAATAAAAGAGCGGGACTATGACATGTTGTTTAAACTGTATATGAGCTCTAGCCAGGCAACACTAAATTATTTGCTAAGATTTCAGAGCATTACAAAATTATGGAATATAGCACATAAGTATTTAGAAGATGACCATTATGAAAATATCAGGCAGGTACTTACAGAATATAAAGATTATCTTCGAGAACGTGAAGAAAATGGAGATGACTTAAGTAATACTGTTTATCTTAAGCCAAGAAACCTGTATGAAACATATACACGAATACGTCTGGAAGCTGAACAGAGAAAAAATGAGAAGTATATCACTGAGATGCAGCAGAAATATCCGAATATAAAGAGCAGATCAATGAAAATACCTAAGAAATATACATTTAAGCATGAAGGATTAGTAATAAGGCCAGCCATAGATGCTAAAGAAATAGTATTAGAAGGGAGAATGCTTCACCACTGTGTCGGGAGTGATAACCAGCACTATCTAAAGGACTTTAATGCAGGGAAAGGCTGGATAATGGTAATCCGGGATATAAAGACTCCTGATACTCCATATATTACGGTAGAGTTAAAGAATGACAAGATAATGCAGTGGTATGGAGAACATGATACTAAGCCGGATAAGGAGATTATAGAGGAATTTTTAAAAGAATATAAAAAACACATAGATAAGAAAGTGAGGAAAACAGCATGAATGAAGTGTTATACACAAAATCATTTAGTGAGTGGCAGCAGGAATTAGATACAGAGCTTGTAAAGAGTGCGGAAAGCTTTGTGAAGATAGGATATCTTCTTAAGGTTGCCAGAGATACAGACATTCTTGCAAATACTGGATATGCAAATATTGTGGAATTTGCAAAAGCCCGCTATGGTCTTGATAAGACGCAGGTATCAAGGTTTATACATATTAACGATAGATTCAGCGAGGGTGGAAATAGTGCAGAGCTGCAGGATAGATATAAAGGTATGGGATATGCAAAACTGACAATCATGCTGCAGCTTCCTGATGAAATCAATGAAGAGATAAGCACAGATTTTTCCAAGGCTGAGATAGAAGATATCAAGAAGGAAATTGACGAGGAGAATAAGATATCTGATATTGAAGTATGGATGGAAGGTACACAGGAAGAGGCAGAAAAATATAACGAGCTTGGACAGGTTATGTATCAGCTTTTACATGATATGCCTGAACTATTTACCAAGATTGCACAGTCTTCTATAGAAACAGAAGAACTGATGAATATATTAGCTCCATCAGTAGAGATGATATATTCAGTGCGTATTCCGGGAACTGGCCGACTAATGTTAAGTATTAAGGTTAATACCGGAAGAATAACGATAACCAATGTGCGAAGCATGGAAAAGACAGAGTGGAACACAGAGGACCTTGCGAATTTTGTGGTAGACATACTTAGCAGAGCTGATACAGAAGATCCGGCTAAGGCATGGACGAGCATCTATGGAGAGGAGTACCCGAAAAAAGCAGAAATTGCACCGGTGCAACAGGAAAAGCCAGTTCAGAGGAAAGAAAAGAAGGTCCAGAAAGCCAAGATTGAGAAATCTAAGCCACAGCCGGTAGAAGAGAATGCGGAAGAGGAGCAGATACCAGGGCAGGACAGCGTGCTTAATCATCCGGAGTATTTACCGGAAAACGGCAATAATAAGGCAGATTCCACAGAAAATGTGCAGAAAACAGATACATTTGTGGATAAGCAGCAGGAAAAACCGCCATATTCTGAAAAAGTTTCTATAGATGAAGAGAAAACAGAGCCAGAAATGCCAACAAATGCGATAAATACAGAATGTGAGGACGAAGTAGAAGCACTTGGAAATTATATGGATTGTTGGGAAGCAATATGTGACGCACACCGCAAGATTGCCCTATTTATCGAGGATTACAGCACATCTGATATAACACCGGATAATATGCGAATAGAAGCAGCACGCATAAATGCAGTTACATTGGCGAAAGAGTTGGAGCACTTAAAGGCTTTATAGACCGCATAAATACAGAATATGGAGGTAAATATGGCAGGATATTTAATAAGTTTTGTAGCAGGCGCTGCATTAGCGTGTATGATATTAGGCTTTTGTAAGTCAGGTAAAGATAATTAAGAGGAGAATATGATTATGATTAAGAGCAATAAGGGAACAGTTGAATTAGAAGGAACACCATTTATGATGTTGACAGAACTGGGAATGATAACCAATGCTGTATACAAAGCATTGGTTGATGTCGGATTTAAAGAAGGATTTGCTAAGGAAAGAATCAAGGGCGCATATCTAGCTGCATTTTCTACTTATACAGCGGAAGAAGAGAAGAAAACAGATAAAGACCTTGATAAAAAAATAGATGAAAAGTTGGATAAACTGGCTAATGCAATATTTAAGGAACTTTTTGAGGGAGGTAATAGCGATGGTGAATAGAGACGGTATAATGGCTAATCTTGAGCAGCGAGATTGTAAAGGCCTTAAAGAAATGTATTGTGCCAAGGAGGACAAGCATTGCCCATTCTATAAGCCGGCTGATAAATACAATAGAGATGGCAGCAGAAAGGGAAAAGTATGTGGAAAGTAACGAAGAAAGACGGTAGTACGGTAGAGATAGAAAGAGATAACAGCCTTGTAATATACATAAATGAGCTTAATAACGAAGCTGATCTTGGTGAAATACTTAAGATTGAGAGGTGTGAGAGTGAGCAGAAGACGACATAAACACCTATGTGAATATACCTGTTGTGAGCAATGTTCTAAGAGTGTGGCAGCAGACGGAACACATACATGTAATAACAAGACGGTTATAGAGAACTACATGCCAGCGGAAGATTACTTCTGGTGTGATGGAGAGATGTTTATCAGGAGGGAACATGAGACTAATTGATGCAGATAAATTGTTGTTAAAATTTAATGAAGCATATGATGAAGCATATGCAAAGTATCGTGAATCAGATTCTGATAGCTTTTGGGGTGGCGGTTGTTCAACGATGCGAGAAGCCATAAAAGAAATCGCAGAGCAGCCAACAGCCTATGATGTTAATAAGGTTGTGAACCAGTTAGAAATGAGTAAAAAGACAGCACTAGACTTAGTAAAATTACCACATTTCTTTATTAAAAGTCTGCAGGAACTTGTAGACATATGTTTTGACAGAGCAATTGAGATAGTAAAGGCAGGTGGGAGAGGAAATGTTAATACCGAAAGTAAAAGCTAAAGAATTTGAAAAATTTGGCTTTAAGAAGTGTAAGGGTGAATATGGAAAGCATGGTTGTTATTATCTTTGTGTTGCAAGAGGTGCAAAAATGATTTTTGTGAGTGATGTACACTTTGATGTTATGAATTGGAAAAATGACGATCCAAGAATACACAAAAACGCAAATTGTAGATATAGAGACTACAGGACATACCTTGATATTATTTATGAATTAATCAAGGCTGATATGCTTGGAAGGGAAGGTGATTCATAATGCTAACATTGCCAATTCAGAAGAAATGGTATGATATGATTCTTTCAGGAGAGAAGAAAGAAGAGTATCGAGACATAAAAGAATATTACGAAACAAGATTCCAGAATCTGTTTGGAGCTATAACCATATATCCATCAAGCGTTTTCCCAGATAAAAACACATATGTGTTATTGCAAGGTGATGCAGTACCAGAGGAGATAAGGAAAGACGGCGTTCAGGAGGTTATTTTCCGTAATGGATATAGCAAGGATTCTAAAGCAATAAAAGCAAAATGTAGATTAAGAATTGGAAAAGGGAGACCAGAGTGGGGAGCTTCGCCGGATAAGCAGTATTATATTTTGGAAATTCTAGATAAGGAAGAACTGGCAGCAGATAAGAATATTTTACATAAGGCAGGTGATGAACAGCTTGAAAAATAACAATATAAAAGACCTTCTTAAGCAGTACAATGATTTGGTCAAGGAAAAACAGGAAATACAGGCTGCAATTGATAAGATACAAAGAGAACTTGATAAAATGGAAGCTGAAGGCTATACGGAAAAGGATAGTGTTACCGGTGGAAATGGAGGTAAGCAGCATTTTGTTGTAGAAGGCTTCCCTTATCCGGCATATTCACGGAAGAAAACACTTCTTTTAGTACGACAGCGGCAGCAGATAGACATTAAAGAGAAAATAGACACTCAGATTAACCTCATAGAAAAGTGTGTAAATGAAATTGACAACAGTAGAATGAGGCGGCTTATAACATTAAGATACATAGAAGGTTTATCCTGGGTACAGGTAGCAAGAAAGATGGGAAAACACCACACAGCAGATGGTTGTAGAATGGCCGTAGAAAGATTCTTAGCAAAAATTTAAAGTTTGTTCGTTCTGTTCGTTTTGTCTGTGGTAATATCTAAGATGACCAAGGTGGACATGATGAACAGCATAATTTCTCCATTATTAAATATTAAATACCCCCCGGTAAGGCACTGGCTTAAGGCTGGTGCCTTTTTTGTATGTCAAGAAAGGAGCTGATTGTGTGGGATTAACAGACAAACAACGGAAATTCTGTGATGAATACCTTATAGACCTTAATGCCACACAAGCGGCTATTAGAGCGGGGTATACAGAAAAGTATGCAAATACAAATGCATCAAAATTACTACAAAATACTACAATTTCACAGTATATAGGAGAGAGACAAAAAGAACTATCGCGCAAGACAGAGATTACTCAAGAGCGAGTAATCAAGGAACTTGCACTGATAGCTTTTTCTAATACAGCAGATTATGCACATGTAGTTGAAAAGAAAATGAAGGCCGAAGTAGGTGGCATACTTGTAGACATACTGAATGAGGACGGCAAACCTGCTACATACAGGACTGTAGAGCCAGTATTGACAGAAGAACTTACAGAAGAACAGAAGCGAGCATTAGCTGTTATTAAGAAAGGGCGAGATGGATTGGAGGTCAAGCCGTGTGATAAGGTAAGGGCATTGGAACTTCTTGGCAAACATCTTGGTATGTTTACAGACAAGATAGAAGCTAATATTAATGATTCTGTAAAGAATGAGCTTGCAGAGCTTCTTGCTCAGCGTAAGGCAAGGGGTGAGCCTAGTGCTTCTAAGTGATAAGTATTGGGATTATATAGATACACCGGCAAGAGCAGAATTCCTTGAAGGTTCTACTGCATCAGGTAAGACAACAACGGTTGCTGTGAAGTTTATTATGAATGTAGCAGAATCAGATATGAAACTTCATGTTATAGCCGGTAACACAACAGGTGTTATTGAGAAGAATATCATCAATGCAGACATGGGACTACTTCAGATATTCCCTAATTTGGAATACTGTGGTAATGGTGATAAAGAGAATAAACTTTCGCATATTAAATTCAAAACTAGCAACAGTACCAAGATAATATATGTTCTTGGCTATGATAATGCCAGTAAGTGGAAAAATGCTTTAGGTTCACAGTTTGGATGTGTGTGGGTAGATGAGTGCAACACAGCCAACATAGATTTCATACGAGAGATATTTGGCCGTTCTGAATACTTTGTAGGCACTCTTAATCCGGATGCACCTACATTACCCATATATTCAGAGTACATTAATCATGCAAGACCGATTGATAAGTACAAGGCGGATGTGCCAGAAGAGATATGGAAGGACCTTAATGGCTGTGAGCCTATTAAAGACTGGGTGTATTGGTTCTTTACATTTGAAGATAATATATCCATGACACCAGAGAAGATAGAACAGAAAAAAATGAGCTATCCTCCTGGTACTAAGATATATAAGAACAAGATATTAGGATTACGAGGCAAGGCTACGGGTCTTGTCTTTTCTAATTTCTGCAGACGGCATGTTATTACTAAGGAACAGGCTAAGGCATTTATTAAGCGAGAATATGACAACACACAGACAGAATGGTTTGTAATATATACAAGCGGTCTTGATACGGCATATTCAACGAAGAGCCCAGATACTATTGCAATGTCCTATATGGGAATAACAAACAAAGGAAAGCTAATTATACTGGCAGAAAGGGTATATAACAATGCGGCTCTTGATATCCCCATAGCACCGTCTGATACAGTAAGAAATTACATAGACTTCCTGGAACGCAACAGAAAAGAATGGGGCGGCATGGCAAAGAACACCTTTATTGATAACGCTGATCAGGCGACAATAACAGAATTTGCCAAGTATAAGAGAGAGCATCACGAATGCCTGTATATATTCAACAATGCGTATAAGAAAGTAACAATAATAGACAGAATAAACCTGCAGCTTGGTTGGATGTCCTTTAACGACGAAAAGGGCAAAGAGCCAAGCTATTATGTTGTAGATACATGCACGAACTACATCGGAGAACTGCAGGTATACAGTTGGCTGGAAGATAAAGACTGTGAGCCGGAAGATGGAAATGACCACATGGTAAACAGTACGCAATATGGCTGGATACCATATCGAGACAAAGTTGGAGTAGAAAATAGAGAATAGATAGGAGAGTGAGAGAGGTGAGCATATTTAATACTATGGCTGATAAGATAAGAGATGGAATAAGGACATGGTTGCGTGTGCAGCCGGCACAGAGAGGTGTAATTAATATACAGGAAATCTTCGACTTTGAAGGTAACGCCATTAAGAATCAGATATGGTACAGAGGCGTAAGTGAAGAGCTGTCGCAGCTGTATGATCAGGTTGATGGGGACAAGACAAGATTCTGGGCTGCAAAATGCTCTCCTGGATTAGCAATAAGAAAGATACATGTAGGATTACCTGCAATGATGGTTGATATGCTTGCAAGCATTGTTGTTGCAGATATGAACGAGGTAGACGTTGGCAGCAGGCAGTCTGACTGGGATAAGATAGCAGAAGAGAACGATTTTACAGAACTTGTAAAACAGGCAATCTCAGATGCCCTTATTGTTGGAGATGGAGCATTTAAGCTATCCATAGACACGAATCTCAGTCAGTATCCAATCATAGAGTTTTATCCTGGCGACAGGGTAGAGATAATAAGAGAACGCGGCAGAGTGAAAGAGGTTGTGTTTAAGACAGTATATACAGTTAAGAATCAAGAGTACATTCTGCTTGAAACATATGGCAAAGGCTATATAACATATATGCTCACAAGAGATAATAAAGAATGTGATATCAGCACTGTGCCGGAGCTTGCAGGTTTAAGACCTGTAACATGGGAAGATAAAAGTTTTATGATGGCCATACCGCTCATGTTCTATAAATCAGCGAAATTTAAAGGCAGAGGTAAGAGCATATATGACAGCAAGATAGATGAATTTGACGCGCTGGATGAAGCATGGAGCCAGTGGATGGACGCTTTAAGACACAACCGTACAAAGGAATATATACCAGAGAATTTACTTCCTCGAAATCCAAGTGATGGAGCTGTTATGCTGCCAAATTCATTTGACAACGCTTATATACAGTATTCGTCTCCTATGGCAGAAGGTGCAAATTATAAGATTGAAAGAGAACAGAGTGAAATACCACATGAAGGGTATCTTGCTACATATATCACGGCATTGGACCTTTGCTTACAGGGAATCATGAGCCCTTCTACATTGGGAATAGATGTAAAGAAGCTTGATAATGCAGAAGCACAAAGGGAGAAGGAAAAAGCAACGCTGTACAGTAGAAACAATATTGTAAATCAGCTCCAGAAGGTTCTTCCGAAGCTTGTAAAAATGACATTGCAGGCGATAGATACACTTAATAATTCAACAACACAGGACATTGATGTTGATGTGACATTTGGGGAATATGCGAATCCTAGCTTTGAGAGCCAGGTTGAGACAGTAAGCAAAGCTAAGCAGGGTGGCATCATGAGTGTGGAAGCGTCCGTTGATGAGTTGTATGGAGATACTAAGGATGATGACTGGAAACAGGAAGAGGTTGCAAGGCTTAAGGCTGAACAGGGAATATCTGATATGGAAGAGCCGGCACTTAATATGGAATCAGATGGCTTCACAGTTGATGGTGCTGATAACAATTTCACAGGCTTTGATAACAAATGAGGTAGCTTATGGCACTTAACACAGATTATGACATAGAGAAAGCCTTTAAAGCCATAGAAGATGAGCTGATTGCTTCCATGATGCGTAATCTTGCAAGCCACAGAGCAGAAGAGACAGATATGGGTTTCAACTGGTCACAGTGGCAGGTAGAACAGCTTAAGGCTCTGGAAAAGTATAAAGCACAGAATAAAAAGAAGTTCGCGAAGTCGTTTAGCAATATAAATGATTCTATCGATGCAATGATATTTGCAGCCAGACAGGAAGGCGGTACAGAACAGGAACAGAAGATATTAAGAGCATTGAAGAAAGGATTGAAAGCATCTAAGGTGTCACAGGGCGCTGAGGGTGCTTTTTTCAGGCTTAATACTAGAAAACTGGAAGCTCTGATAAAAGCCACAAAGAATGATTTTGGTACAGCAGAGAAGGCAATGCTCAGGATGTCCGAAGACAAATACAGACAGATAATATTTAATGCACAGGTATATGCAAATACAGGCGCAGGAACATATGAGAAGGCTGTAGATATGGCCACAAAAGATTTTCTTAAGGCTGGTATTAACTGCATAGAATATTCTAATGGTGCAAGGCATACAGTAAAGGATTATGCCAAGATGGCAATTCAGACAGCCAGCAAGCGTGCCTATCTGACCGGAGAAGGCGAAATGAGACAATCATGGGGAATTAGTACAGTTATCATGAATAAGCGTGCTAATGCCTGCCCTAAGTGCCTTCCGTTTGTTGGCAAGGTGCTTATAGATGATGTGTGGAGTGGAGGTAAGGCATCGGATGGCCCTTATCCACTTATGTCTTCTGCTATGGCAGCAGGGCTTTACCATCCTAACTGCAAAGATGTACATACAACATATTTTCCTGAACTAGATGATGAGCCTGACAGCATGTTTTCCAAGAAAGAGCTTGAGCAGGTTAAGGAAGATTACAGGCAGGACCAGAAGCAGCAGTATGCAGGCAGAATGGCGGAGCAGTATGGCAGGCTGTCAGAATTTTCATTAGATCTGGATAATCAGAAAATGTACGCTGATAAGAAAGAACAGTGGGAGAATGAAGTATTAAAACAGAAAAATAGAGGCAAAAAGGTTATAATAACGGAGCAGGCAATAGATAAAGTAAATGAAATTAATCCTAAGGGTTTTACTTCGGATAATAATAAATTTATAAAAGAGGTACATAGGGATTTACTTAAAGTTGCAAAGGAAGAAAATAATAGTAATGAAGTTGCATGTGTAGTAGATTTAATAGCAAATAAAAAAACTAAGTTTATAAAAGGTGAAAGGCACGAGGTAGATATATATTCTGATTCAGATATGTTCCATCTATTGCATTCGGCAAAAGATAATTCTTTAGTATTATGTCATAACCATCCTGGGTTAACAGATTTTTCAGCAAATGATATTGGGGTATTTATGCGACACGACACAATAAAGACTATGACTATAGTGACAAACCAAGGACATGTACGATATATTTCAAAAGGCGAACATTTTGATTATAATGGAACGGTTGAATTGATGAAAGACTGTCAGGAAAAATGTGGGAATAATATTGATAAATGTATTGATTTGTTTTTGAAAAAATGCTATTCTGTTGGTATACAAAGAGGGTAATATTTAGGTAGGAGGTATTTTAATGGATGGTATATTAGACGGAAAACCGGGAATGACAATGGATGAATTGATTGCATTATTGGAAAAAGGACCAATAAAAGCAGAAGGCAATAACGAAGATAAAGCAGAAGTAAAAGAAAACAAATAACAGCCACCAGTCGAGAGATTGGTGGTATTTTTATACCCAATTTTAAGAAAGTGAGGATTTAGAAATGAAGGATTATATTGGAGTAAAAGTGGTGGCAGCAGAGCCAATGAATAGGGGCGAATACAATGAATACAGAGGATGGAAGATACCAAGTGACGAGAATCCAGCAGATGAAGGCTATCATATAAGATATCCTGATGGATATGAGAGTTGGTGTCCTAAGAAACAATTTGAGGAAGCATATAGAAAAGGCGACAATATGACATTTGGAATTGCTATTGAAGCACTGAAAAAAGGTAAGAAAGTAGCAAGAGCTGGATGGAACGGTAAAGGAATGTTTTTATATTATGTTCCAGTTGGTGCATATGCTCCTTGTACAGAAATTGCAGCAAGTCTTGTTAATGAGAATGGATTAGTAGAGTATGGAGCATATATCGCCATGAAAACTGCACAGGGGAATGTAGTCCCTTGGTTAGCAAGTCAGACTGACATGCTTGCAGAAGATTGGATTATAATAGAATAGTCCGAAGTTGCACCAGTGCAACACAATTTAATATTTGTTATTAAGCACGCATGGCAAATAAGCTGTGCGTGCCTATTTTTTTTATGCCCAAAACTTAATGGCACTAAACTTTAGGGAAATGCCGACGGGCGGTAAACGGAAGAAAGGAGATAGAGTGATGAGAAAGACATTACCTATGAATTTACAGTTCTTCGCAGAAGGTGGAGATGGTAACGGCGGCCAGAACGCTGGAGGAGATAGTGGACAGGCAGGACAGCAGAGCGGTCAGAATAATCAGCAGACAGCTGGTGTTGATTATGACAAGATACAGACTATGCTGGATAATGCAACTGCCAAGAAAGAGAATGCTGTGCTTAAAAGCTATTTTCAGCAGCAGGGATTATCGGAAGATGAGATAAGCCAGGCTATTGCAACATTTAAGCAGAATAAGCAGCAGCAGACACAACAGCAGCAGAACGCTAATGCTAATCTTCAAAATGAAGTGGCAGCAGCACAGAAGGTTGCTGAACAGGCTCAGATTGAGCTCGCAGCTACAAAGGTAGCAATGACACTTGGTATTAACGCCAAGACACTTCCATATGTACTTAAGATGGCTGATTTCAGCAAGGCAAAGGATGCAGATGGAAAGATATCAGAGGACAATATCAAGGCTGCACTTGATCAGGTTATCAAAGATGTACCTGCACTTAAGCCGGTACAGGAAAGCAATGCAGGCTTTCAGATTGGTGCGGGTCAGCAGAATAACGGGCAGCAGTCCTCTACAGGTAACAATGTAAATGTTCCAACAAAGAGATGGAACAGATTCAATTAAGAAAGGTTAAAAAGGTAATAATATGCTAAATTTGAATTACGCAGAACAGTGGAGCCCGGAATTATTAGCAATTCTTATGCAGGGCACACTTACATCACCATTTATTACAAGCAATGTTAAATGGTTAGATGCAAAGACATTCCACTTTACTCAGATGAGTGTAAGTGGTTATAAGAATCACAAGAGAACAGGTGGTTGGAACAAAGGTACATTTAACCAGAAAGATGTGCCATATACAGTAACACATGATAGAGATGTGTCTTTTTTAGTTGATGTGGCAGATGTAGATGAGACCAATCAGACAGCGTCTATCCAGAACATTTCACGCGTCTTTGAGCAGACACAGGTTGTACCTGAGACAGATGCATTATTCTTTAGTAAGGTAGCACAGGCTGCACAGAAGACAGAATTATATCATACTGAAACAGCTTCCACAGAATATACATCAGAGAATGTATTTGCTAAGCTTAAGCATATTCTGGCAGCAGGCAAGCTTAGAAGATATAAGGCAAATGGAGGTCTCATTATGTATGTATCTTCTGACATTATGGATAAGCTTGAGGTATCAAAGGAATTTACACGTAAGATTGAAATGACACAGATTGCAGAAGGTGGTCTTGGCATTGAAACACGTGTAACTGATATTGATGGCGTGACACTTATGGAGGTTGTGGATAATGAAAGATTCTATGACAGATTCGATTGGGATGTTGCAGAGGGCGGCTTTGCTCCGATTGAGTCAAAGTATGCCATAACAACTGATACAGATGTAGCAGAAGGAAAGACATACTACACTAAGAGCGACAGCACTTATACGGTTGTGGCAAAGCCTACAAAGACTAATATAGCCACATATTATGAAAAGACTGTTCAGGGCTCACGCAAGATTAATGTGCTTGTTGCATGTGGCCAGACATGTAAGACAGTACCTAAGATTTCATCAATCTATTACTTTGCACCAGGAGCACATACAGAAGGAGACGGATATCTTTATCAGAATCGCCAGTTAAGTGATACATTTGTATTCCCTAATGGCAAGGATGGCAAGATTGATTCTGTATTCGTTGATGTAGATCCTGCAGAAGAGATTGCAGAGTAAGCCTATGGTATATGCAAGTAAAGAGCAGTACCTTAGTGAACATAGACTTATCCCAGATGAGCAGATAGAACAAAGATTAAAACAGGCGAGCCGGCATATCGACTCGCTTACTTTTAATCGTATAACATCAAGAGGATTTAATAATTTGACAGAGTTTCAGCAGGGCATATTGATAGATGTATGTTGTGAAATGGCTGATTTTGAATATGAGAATGAGGACATGATTAATTGTGTCTTGCAGAATTATTCTTTGAACGGAGTATCTATGCAGTTTGGCAGCAGTTGGAATGTTCTTGTACAGAATGGAATTGCTGTAAAGCGTGATACATACCAGATACTTTGTCAGACAGGCTTGTGCTGTTTAAGTCTGGGGGTGTGAGTATGAAGTACCCGTGTTTAATACTAAAGAGCATGTGTAAGACAGAAATACACCTTGAGATAGAGCAGGAAGGCAGGAATGTCTATGGAGAGCCTCTTGAACCTGTTATATGGGATGGCTTATGTAACTATCAGGACAGCGGTAAGACAGTATTAACGGCAGAAAAGGCACTTATACAGCTTGAAGGATGCGCTTTGATACCCGGAGATATCGCACCAGAACTTCCGGTAATTACAAGTGGTGATATAACCGTTTATGGAGTTACAAGGCATATATACAAGGGTACAAAGTGCCGTAATCCGGATGGTACAGTTAATTATGTAAGATTGGATGTGATGTAATGTAATGGCAAGGAATGTGAAATCTACAGTTAAGCTTAATATGCCTATGGTAAGGAAGCTTACGGCAGCAGCAAAAGTGTCAGTTGCACAGACAGCAGAAGCAATACATACAGATGTTGTTCAAAGTCAGGTTATACCGAGGGATACTGGAGCATTACAGAATGAAAGCACATTTGTTGATTTATCTGATATAGGTCAGGGAAAAGCATATCTTGTGTCTAGTACACCATACGCCAGAAGGCTGTATTATCATCCAGAGTATAATTTCCATCAGGCACCATGGACTGATGATAAGGGCAAGAAACATGAAGGAAATGCAAATGCTAAAGGCAGATGGCTTGATGACTACATGAAAGGTGGTAAAAAGCAGAATTTTGCACCTGAAGCATTTGAAAAGTTTTATAAAAAGCATACGGGGTTGTGATGTTAGGAATAGGTGATGTAAGAGACCTTATCGCAGGTCTTGGAATAGCAGCTGATGATCATGTATATTGTGGAAAGCTCGATGATAAGAAAGATAAGAGCATAGGTGTATACCATCTTAACAGGGGAGATAATGTTCAGATGGCTGTTGGGGGTATACAGAACAGCTCTTACGCTGTCAAATCCATAAGTATACTGGTTCATTGGAATAAAAGTGTCAGAGAGACTGAAAAAGTCTCACAGGAGCTTTACGACAAGCTCAGAGATATGAAACGGGTAAACGTTAATGATACAAATATTCTGTTTACAGAAATGCTAGTATCAGCACCAATTGAAGTTGATACAGACGATAAAGGAATATTTGAAATGGTCATAGAACTAAAATTTTACTATGAAAGGTAGGTAAAGACATGGGACAGAATACAAAGATAGCCGGATATAATGCGGAAGCAACACCATTAACAGGTGTTAATCCGGTGCATACAATTCAGTTTGGAATATGTATAACTGGAAGAAAGAATGCAGATACGCCAGAAACAGTAGAAACAAAGGTTGTAAAAGACGCAGAGAGCTTAAGCGTATCTGTAGATGGAACCATTGAAGAATGGAGTCCAATGGATCAGAAAGGCTGGGTAAGAAGACTTATGACAGGTAAGTCACTTAGTATGTCTTTCGGAGGTAAGCGTAACTATGGTGATGAAGGAAATGATTATGTGGCAAGCCTTTTCATGAAGACGGGACAGGATTGCAATACATGGGTATCTGTTATATTCCCTAATCTTGACCAGCTTCTTATACCAGCGGTAATCAATGTAACATCTCTCGGTGGAGATTCTACAAGCATTGATGCACTTGAATGGGAAGCACAGTCTGATGGAAAGCCAACATATATAGCATATGCAGCAGCTTAAAGAAAGAAGAGGATATGAATAATGGCAAAGACAGATTTTAGAGTAATAGATATCTCCATGAAGATTACGAACCAGTTACCTATGATTCGTATTACAGAAGATATAACTGTTACTGTTAATAACAGAAAGAGTACAATTCTTAATATACAGGCTATGGCACAGGAAGCAGAAAGCAAGGAAAACAAGGACGATATGGCATTTATGATTAAAGGTCTTGAAATGCTTGTTGGAAAAGATGCTTCTAATAAGATTGAGGCGTTAGACCTTCCTATTCCGGAATATAAGGAAATGTATAATACAATCATGCAGGTTGCTATGGGAACATACGGCGAGGAGCAGACACCCTCAGCGTAATGAGGTATATTATGATATATGGGATGATTGGGAGCTGATAGAAGCCAGCTTCCTGTCCCAGTACGGTATACGGTTGCGTACCGAAGACGATATGTCATGGTCGGAATTTTGTTCTTTACTTAGTGGAATAATGCCTGAAACACCACTCGGAAGAATTGTGGGAATCAGAGCAGAAAAAGACCCTAAAATTATAAAGGAATTCACTAAGGAGCAGAAGAAAATCCGTAATGATTGGATATTAAGAAGAAATAGAAAATTAATGGAAGATCCTGCAAATTACAATAAGTATTGGAGTGACTTCCAAAATTGGGCTAAGACCGCTTTCTCTAAGTAGAAAGTGGTCTTTTTATATGCCGGAAAGGAGGGAGTATGTCGGATGTAGTAGGACAGATAGCTCTTGAACTTGGCATAGACAGTTCACAGATAGTTAATCAGCTTACTGGCGCTTCCAACAAGGCGGCAAAGCAGGCAACATCCATTTTTTCTGGTATGGGAAAGAAGATAGCCGGAGCTTTAAGCATTGCAGCATTTGCTAAATTTACAAAAGACTGTATAGAAGTTGGTTCTAATGTAACAGAAGTACAGAATGTTGTGGATACAGCATTTGGAGATTTGAGCCGTCAAGCGGATTTGTGGGCTTCTAATGCTATGACTAACTTCGGCTTATCGGAATTATCGGCTAAGAAGTACATGGGTGTATTTGGCCAGATGAGTAATGCTATGGGTATTACAGGACAGGCTGCACTTGATATGGCAGAAGATGTTACCGGATTAACAGGTGATGTTGCATCATTTTACAATCTTGGAACGGACGAGGCATATACAAAGCTGAAATCTATTTGGACTGGAGAGACAGAGACGCTTAAGGACCTGGGCGTAGTAATGACTCAGACGAACTTAGATCAGTATGCACTTAATAATGGCTTTGGTAAGACTACGGCTAAGATGACAGAGCAGGAAAAAGTAATGCTCCGTTATCAGTATGTTACTAGTGCACTGTCCAATGCCACAGGAGACTTTGTTAAGACACAGGATTCCTGGGCGAATCAGACAAGAATATTATCACTCAGATTCGAACAATTAAAGGCTTCTCTTGGCAAAGGCTTTATAGCATTATTTACACCTATATTACGAGGCTTAAATACTGTGCTTGCAGGCTTGCAGAAGGTTGCTGATGGGTTTGCAACATTTACACAGATGCTTACTGGTGCGGATATATCTTCTTCGGCTTCTTCAATAACAGGCCTTGGAGATATAGCGTCAGACACGGCGGATAATGTAAGTGGTATAGGAGATGCAGCATCTTCTACAGCGAAGGAGATAGAAAAATCACTGGCCGGATTTGACCAAATAGAAAAGCTATCAGAGCCAATGGACAGCGATAGTTCTGGCGGAGGTGGTACATCTTCTGGTGGAATAAGTGTTGCACCTAGTACGCAGGAAGATACCACAAATGCGGCATCTGCAATCAGTGATTTTGTAAATAAGGCAAAGAAAGAATTAAATAAACTCCGCAAATGGAGTGTATCGACATTTTCTCCATCTATGTCAAAAATATGGGATGGACTTACAAAAAATACAGATACAGCCAAGAAAAACCTAACAAGTGCGTTTAATGATATAAAAGCATTAGGACCGCCGTTGTTAAATTATTTTAATGGTCCATTTACAAATTATCTTGTAACATGGGTCGACACTAATGGCAGTATATTAAATGGATTATTTGATAGCTTTAATACAGTCTTTTCGGATGTATGGAATAAAGCAGCATATCCTATACTTGCAAATTTTGTTTCTGTTGGATTACCAATGCTGACGGATTTTGCATCCCAGACGTTATCTTTAAATGGAACAATATTTGATACATTTAAAGCATCTTGGAATTCTTTATGGAGTGAAGGTGTAAGTCCAGCCATTGAATCTATATCAAATGTATGGATTGGATTGGTTAATACAATGGCAGGGGCATGGAACGAATGGGGAGAGCCGATATTTACCGGAATAAAAACAGCTGTTAAGACTACCGGAGATGTATTCTTAGACATTTGGAATAATATGCTTCAGCCAGTCTGGGAGAATGCTTTAGATGTAATTGATACAGTGTGGAGTGAACATTTACAGCCACTGCTGGCCAATTTTCTGGATTTTGTTGGTGAGATAGTTACATGTGCTACGACAATATATAACAACTTTATTGCACCTGTAGTTGGATTTTTATCTGAACTATTAGGACCAATATTTATAGCTATATTTGATTCTATAGGAAATAAGGTTGGGGTTGTCGTTGGAACTATAGCTGATTTGATGAACGATACAATTACTGTATTTAAAGGCGTTATACAGTTTATTAAGGGTGTTTTCTCTGGTGACTGGGAAGGCGCTTGGAATGGTATAGTTACGGCTTTTGATGGCATATTTAGCGGTATTGCTGATATTGCTAAAGGACCTATTAATATGGTGATTGGCTTAATTAATGGATTGCTTTCAGGAATGCAGAGAGGAATTAATGCTGTTGTGAAAGGTGTAAATAAACTTAGCTTTAAAGTACCAAGCTGGGTACCAAGCATAGGCGGTGAAGACTTTGGATTTCATTTGCCGGAAGCAAACTTCTCCAAGATTCCATACCTTGCACAAGGTGGATATGTTAAGCCAAACACTCCACAGCTTGCCATGATTGGTGATAACAGGCACCAGGGCGAAGTTGTAGCGCCTGAGGACAAGTTACTTGATATGGCACAGAAGGCAGCCGCTATGGCATCCAGTGCAGAGCTATTGGCAGAGGCTATAAGTATTCTTAAGCAGATACTTAAGGTACTTGAAACTCTGAACCTTGATATACAGCTCGATGGAAAGAGTCTTAAGAAATATGTGGTTGATAAGATTAACGAGCATACAAAGCAGACAGGAAAATGTGAGATTATAACTTAACAAGGATGTGATGAATTGATACTGAGATGTGACGGACAGGAGCTGCCGGCTCCTGTGTCCATCAAGGTGGATGATGAGATTATATGGTCTTCTTCTACAGGACGAGCACTTGACGGAACAATGTTAGGTGATGTTGTCGCTGAAAAGAAGACCTTATCTATTAATTGGGGAATATTGAAGGAAGATGAGATGGCACTTATTAAGAACAAACTTATCGCTGGATTCTTTCCAATAACATTCCATGATGATGGACAGGACATAACAATAACAAGCTATAGAGGTACATTAAGTAAAGAGGTGCTGGGTGATATAGGTGACGGTAACTATTATTACAGAAGTGCCAGTGTATCTATAATACAGCAGTAATAGGAGTAAATATGAAGATAACATTAAGCATTAAGGATATAGAAAAGCAGATTAATAGCTTACAGTCTATTAATAAAAAGCTCCCCTTGAAAGTTAACTGGGCTATTGTAAAAAACCTTAAAACACTTAAAGCTGAGCATTCATGCGCAGAAGAATTAAGAATTAAGATTCTTGAGACGTACTGCATGAGGGATGAAAAGGGGAATTCTATTATAGAGAATGGTAATTACAGGTTTGAGAACGATGCAGAAGCAAGAACAGCCATTAAACAGATTGAAGAACTTAATATGACAACTGCAGAGGTGGATATTTGCACTATAAATATTGCGGATGTAGAGAAGTGCAATGGAAGTGATTATGAGGCACTTACAACGCATGATATAGAAGCATTGGAGTTTATGATACAGGAGTAAATTATGTATAAAAATGTTACAGAGCAGTTTGCGACAACTATTCGTTCTCCATCAAGGACATTTAATCTTAGACTTAATGTAGAAGGAACATGGATAGACGCAGGCTTTAAGAAAATGACATATGAGAATGCTTCCTGTGCAGATGAATATTTACAATTAGGTTCAACAGTTGCGGCTAAAATTGAGCTTACTATAAAAAAGAGCGATATTCTTTTTGATGGTATAGAGTTACCGTTAGAAATAGGCCTTTTACTGCCAGATGGAACTTATGAATATGTTCCGGTAGGAATATTCAAAGCTGAGCATCCAACAAGTGACCAATATACGACAACATTTACAGCTTATGACAGAATGATACAGACGACAGGATTATATGCTTCTGAGTTAGAGTATCCGGCATCTGCAGTTGCAGTTATGAATGAGATAAGTGAAGGTTGTGGTATTCCTGTAAATAATGAAGGTTTGGAAGATATTATTATTGATACCAAGCCTAATGGCTATGTATATCGCGAAATGATAGGATACATAGCTTCTTTGGCAGGTGGTTTTGCTTGCGTGGATAGAACGGGAACCATTGTAATTAAGTGGTATGAGGATAATGATGTTGTATATAATTTATCCAGGATTATGTCATTTGAAAAAGATGAAGGTGAGTTTAAACTTGAAAAATTGACATGCAATGTCGATAGCTCCACAACATATACATCTGGAGACGGTCTTCTTGGTATAACCTTGGATAATCCTTTTATGCCACAGGCAAAACTTGAAAAAGTATATGCGAAACTAAAGGGATTTACATACAGAGGTGCAACAATAAAGGCTCTGGGAGATATACGTCTGGATCCATGGGATATTATCACAGTAGAAGATGGAGAAGATGTATATAAAATTCCGGTAATGAATATTGTGCAGGAATATGACGGTGGTATGTCCATGACAATATCTTCTTATTCCAAAACAAAAACGGAAGAGGAGATAGACTTCAAGGGTCCTTCTATAACAGAAAAAGAAAGAACTTATACTGAAATACAAGAAACAAAAAATCTGTTGGTCGAAAAGGTAGATGCAGACTATGTTAATTCACGTTTTACTAAAACAGAAGATTTTGAGGCAACTAACGCAAAGATACGAAAAATTGAAAGTGAGAAGCTTAGCGCTAAGGATGCTGAACTAAAATATGCCAATATAGATTTTACTAACATTGGTAAGGCCGCTATGGAATATTTTTATTCCATGTCTGGTTTAATAAAAAATGTAACTGTAGGTGATCAGACTATTACCGGAGAACTTGTCGGTGTAACCATAAAGGGCGATATAATCGAGGGTAACACCATTGTAGCAGATAAGCTTGTAATTAAAGGTGAAGACGGTCTTTATTACAAACTTAATACCGATGGTATTACGACTGAAGCACAACAGACAGACTATAACAGTCTGAATGGACAAGTTATCAGGGCTAAGTCAGTTACAGCGTCTAAAATAGATGTTAAAGATTTAGTGGCTTTTGATGCAACTATTGCTGGTTTTAATATAGAGAATACTGCTATATATTCGACAGGAAAAGAATCAGCAACTAGTGGTGTTCGTGGTATATATCTTAGTAAAGATGGTCAGATGGCTGTTGGTGATTCGAAGCATTATATTAAGTATTATAAAGACACAGATGGTTTGTATAAGCTTAAGATTTCCGCAGATGCCTTAGAGTTTTCTACAGGTGGAAGTGTAGAGGATGCAATCGGCGATTTGAAAAATGAACTAGATAGTGTGAAAGAAGAAATAGTTTCCATAATAAGCATATCTTCAAGCAAAGGAAATGTGTTTAAAAATACTAATGTATCAACTGTATTATCTGTAACGATATTCAGAGGCACACAGAGAATAACTAACATAGAAGAACTCAAGGCTACATATGGAGAATCTGCATATTTGCAGTGGAAGTCACAGGAACATGATGGCGACACTTATCTTGAGATTCCGGCAATTGATGAACGTATATCAGAAGGCGGATTCAAATTTACAATAAGCCCTAACGACATAGATACAAAGGGCATATATACATGTGATTTAATCACAGATTAGGAGGAAATAGAATATGGCAATTAAAGCTACTGGTCAGGTGACCATTATCGATGTCACTGATGCGTATTCAGTGATACTTACAAGTGAGGCGTATACATTTGTTGGTAATACGTCTGGCGCACCAGCAGGACTGAAGTGCGCTACACAGGCTGTTGCTTATTGCGGTTCTAATCAGTGTTCTGTTGTAAACGTAGACCAGAAGGCAATTACATGCCCTACTGGAATTTCAGTTGCAGTAGAGAACAGCGGAACGGCATCACCAACAATTACATTTACAACAACAGCAACCGTAACGACAGCATGCGAAGCAGTAATTCCAGTTGTTGTAGATGGTATAACAGTCAACAAGAAATTTTCTTTCGCGGTAGCAAAGACTGGACAGACAGGACAGACGGGAGCAACGGGTGTTGGAGTTAAGAGTATTGTTAATTACTTTTTAGCATCGACTGCTAATACTAATGTTACAGCTGCTACAGAAGGTTGGACTACAACCATGCAGACTACAGACACTTCAAAGAAATATCTGTGGTCTTATCAGCTCATTACATATACAAACAATACAACAGCTAAGACAACTCCGACAATTATAGGCACACACGGAGCAACAGGACAGACAGGAGCTACAGGAAACGGCATTAAGAGTGTTACCAACTATTATTTAACTACAACAGCTAATACAGGTATAACAACTGCTACTAGTGGATGGTCAACAACTCCTACTGCTACAACAACAACTAACAAGTATATGTGGTGCTACCAGCTTATTACATATACGAACAATACAACAGCTAAGACAACTCCTGCAATTATTAGTACACATGGTGCAACAGGAGCAAAGGGGGATGCTGGAGCAGATGCTATTACAGTTACTATTATATGTAGCAACGGTAGAGTATTTAAGAATAACACCGGTAACACGGTACTTACAGCACATGTATTCAAGGGTTCTATTGAGCAGACAATCACAGATGCAGGAGTAGTTAGTGGTCTTGGGTCTATCAAGTGGTATAAGGCAGGAAGTACAACAGCATTAGCAACAGCTAAGACGTTAACAGTATCTGCGAACGATGTAGATAACACACAGGCATATACGTGTCAGTTAGAAGATTAATAAAGAAGGGAGGCGTACGTCAAAATGGCAGTTAAAGCAGCTAGTCAAATTTCAATTATAGATGTAACAGACGCATATTCAGTTACATTAACATCGGAGGCGTACACCTTTGTTGGGAATACTGCTGGGGCTCCGTCTGGGTTGTCATGTACAACTCAGGCGGTTGCTTATTGTGGGAATACTGTATGCAAGATAATAGTGGGAACAATTACGTGTCCTATTGGTATTTCAGCATCAATTTTGAATAACAATACGGTATCTCCAACAATAACATTCAAGACGACAGCTACAATTTCTGCGGCATGCGAAGCAACGATTCCGTTAACAATAGATGGCGTTACTATAACAAAGAAATTTTCGTTTGCAGTTGCAAAAACTGGTGCCACTGGAGCATCAGGCAAAGGAATTAAATCCACGGCAATAACATATCAGGCTGGTGCGTCTGGAAAGACTGCTCCAACTGGTACTTGGGTAACTTCTCCACCAGAGACTACAGCAGCGTTACCTTATTTATGGACACGTACAGTTTTCACTTATACAGATAATACGACAAGTACTTCATATTGTGTTGGTTCTACCCCAGAAGGAATACAGGTTGGTGGAAGGAATCTTGCACAAAAAACGTCTAATAAGTACGATGCTGGTTTTTCCAAGTTCGATGGAAACGATAACGTTTGCTTTAGCATTGGAAACACTTTAACTGATGGGTTGTCAGTAGGCGACGTAATATCAATTAAGTTAATATGCAAATATACTAATATAGTATCTGTAAGCGGAAAAACTCCTCAGGTTCGTATCGTTGGAGCTGGTAATGTAACAGGTTGGAATGATAATGGGTATTTTCCACCAAATGATTATACTAAGCTGTCTGGCTCTAATGGTGAAGTAACAATAATGTATCAGGCAATAATTAATGCCAATCATGTTAAAAATTCTTATTGGAATACGTTACTTAGAACAGACTCAATTCAAAGTGGCACGATACAATGCAAGATGTTTAAAGTTGAACGCGGCACAAAATATACAGATTGGTCACCAGCCCCAGAGGATACTGATAATAAAATATCAGATGTATGGCAGGGTGTTAATGATGTATATGATGACTATTCGGAATTCAAAGAGAATACCTACACCAAAGCAGATATGGATACCAAGTTAACTGAAACTAAGGAAGCAGTACTTATATCAGCTAACGCTACTTATCAACGGCAGGATGCTATGGGTAATTATTACACTGTTTCACAGGCCAATTCAGCTATAAACGCCAGAGCTAATCAGATAGAGGCTAAGGTCAGTGCAATCAAAATAGGTGGTCGAAACCTTATTATTCGCACGGGGGAACTTGTTAATAAATCATTACAGGCCGATGGTTCTACGAACGACTACGACAAAACAAATGTCATGGGTTCGAAGATATCAGTTGTGCCTGGCGAAGAACTTACGTTCCATAAAGATAACGGAAGTGAATGGTTCAGATGGAATTGGTACGATAGTGAAGGAAAATTTATGTCGAGAATGCCAAACCAGAATAATTTATTCACATGGAAAGTTCCAGATGGTGCTTATTTCATTTTAGTAAGTTATCCAAATACAGGTAACGTTAAAGTGGAACGAGGTAATCGAGCCACAGACTGGACATTAGCTCCTGAGGATACGGATGCTAAGATAGATGATATTTCTATAGGTGGAAGGAATCTTATTAAGACAACTGATTTGACTGTTGGTTGGATTGATGATACTGGAGCGTTGCGATATACAGCCGATTGGGACAAGACGTTCCTTACCGGTGAATACATATCTGTTGATGCCGAAAAAGAGTATATGTTCCAGCTGTTCTGGACAGATAATAATACGGAGGCTTGGATTGTTTATGCCTATTACAATTCTAATAAAGAATTTATTAAGGTAGCCCCAAACGACGTTTACAACACCGATAAGTATTATAAAGAGAAGATAACCATTCCGAGCGGTGTAGCATATATGCGTATATCGTGGGAGTTCGGTGCTCAACGAGCTGTTAAGTTGGAGAAGGGTAATAAGGCTACCGACTGGACCGCAGCGCCAGAGGACATAGAAGCTAAGATTGCATTAAAAGTTGATGAAAAGTCATTGAAAAGTGCAATTGAGGCCATAGCTGATACTATCAATATAACTGCTAGAGGCGGATTGAATATATCTGGCAACAGATTTACATTGACATCAACGAATACAACTATTACTGCAGATGGAACAATAACCTCAAGAGGAACAGGCCTTGGTTCAGATGGAAATAAATACTCAATGGCAGCAACCCTGCGCGGAGGAGAGCTTAAAGTATGGAATAATACATCTAATAATGGAGTAAGGATTCAGGGACATGCTTTATTAGGCTATGACGATGATGGAACTAATACAATTCAATTAATATATACTCCAAGTGATGATGATGACATGACTACTGGCTTGTGGTTATATTCCAATTTAGGGCAAGAAATACATGTGACAAGAAAAGAAATATGGCTCCAGGGAAATAATAGTGATGGAAGTATATATGGTTATTGCAACATAGGTAAAGGATATATGCGCATTGATTCTTCTGGAACGTCATATTATGGCGATTGTGCACTATCTGTGCTAGGTGGAGCAAAGATTCAAGATCTGCACGCAATGGATAGCATGACAGTTGGATGTGATGTGGAAAAAGTTAAAATGTGGAACACATATTTTGGTTATTGTCAACCTGTTACAGCAGCGACGAACAGAGTCACGTTAAAGTGGACTGGGGCAGCTTTGCAAGTGTGGATAGACAACACATTAGTAGGAACATTATTTGAATAAAATGAAAGAAGGTAGTAAATATGTTAGAAACAAGAAAAGATATAACATTTACAGGAACAAGTTATATAGAGAAAACAGTGACAGGTTCATCTGAAAAGCAGAGAATTAATATTGTATACCTCTCAGCATCAATTTCAGATGATGGAAGTAGTGTAAGCGTTAACAAGAATATTCAGAACAAAACGGAATATCTTGCTAACAAGAAAGCTTGCATGGAGGATATGGCAAAGTTTGAAGAACTTGCATTATCTTTAATTGAATAAGAGCTCATTATAGCGTCTAGCATTAAGCTAGGCGCTTTTTTAGAAGGAGGAAAAGAAAGATGATAACATTAAAGGCAATTTACATGGCAGCAGCACACGACAAGCTGATCCAGCTTGTTATTATAGCTGTAATAATTGATACAATATTTGGAGTATTAAGGGCAATTAAAGAACGTAAATTTAACAGTTGTTTTGGTATTAATGGAGCAATTCGTAAGTGTGGAATGATAATATCCATTATGCTTCTTGTAATCGTTGATTACATAACAGGATTTAATATGATTGGATTTCTGCCGGAACAGGTTAGACAGCATATGGGTAATCAGATAGGAATTTCTGGCTTTATCGCACTACTTTATATTGCATATGAAACAGTAAGCATTTTGAAGAATATGGCATTATGCGGTTTGCCTGTAAAGAAGCTGTGGTTATATGTTAAGACGTTTTTGGGAAACTACACAGATGAATTGCCGGATGATGATGAGTTGGCAACGGCAAAAATAGATATTAAGGAGGAAAAGTAAATATGAGCATTAGAGGAATTGACGTTAGCGATAACAACGGAACGCTTGATTGGGACATTATTAAGGAACAGATTGATTTTGCAATTGTTAGAGTGGGATATGGCTCTAATTATGAAAGTCAGGATGACAGACAGGCGATAAGAAATATGGAAGAACTTGAAAGAATAGGCAAGCCATATGGAGTATATATGTACAGCTATGCACTTAATGAAGACGAGGCACATAGCGAAGCTGCACATATCCTGAGAATGATTGCTGGCTTTAATCCAGCGTTAGGAATTTACATAGATATGGAAGATGCAGACGGATACAAAGTAAGGAACAACAAAGATCCTCGCACTAATGGAGAAGCATATACTAGATATTGCCAGATTGTTATGGATGATTTAAAGGCGGCTGGCTTTGAGGCTGTAGGCACATATGCTAACCTTGACTGGTTCTCTAATATCTTGGATAGGGAAGCACTTACAGATAAGAAGTGGCTTGCTATTTGGGGACCAGATAGTTGTCCTGTAGATTGGGCAGAAATCTGGCAGGACAGTTCGGATGGTTGCATAGATGGTTCGTCTGCAAGGACAGATACAGACATCTATATGAATGAAGAAGCATTTAATGCTTATGCAAAGGCTAATACACCGGAATATGAACCAGAAGAACCTATCCCAGAAAGAGAAATAGAAGATGTAGGTACAATGTACCGCGAAGGAGATCACGTTTGTTACAATAGAATCTATTATACAGCCGGAGACTGGACCGATGGTGCAGCACCATATTATACAGATGGAGTTATAACACATGTATATGAAGGAGCCAGACATCCTTACCTTATCGATGATGGAACGGGATTTGTAGATGATAATTGTATTACAGGTCGTTATAACGGACCTGATGATACACCATCAGAGGAGCTGGAAGAGGAAGAAGCTGAAAGCGAGACAGAAGATGTAGCATATACTACAGTAGAAGCTGGCGAAGGATTCTGGCAGGTAGCAGAAAGAGCATTAGGAGATGGCACAAGATATCTTGAATTAGCAGAATTCAACGATATGGATATTAATACACCTCTTTACACAGGAATGGAACTTAAACTGCCTAACTAAATGACAACGAATTCATTACAACAAATTGTTCCTGGAAGCAAAGTAATTTACAATGGAACAATATATGATGTTGGAGAGATTATAAATGACTCTGCTAATTTATATCTTTCAGGTTGTTATATTTGTACGGTTGACATAAAAGATACAAAACCGATATGATGTGTATATAAATAGGAAGGGATTACCACATACAACAACATGGTGCTGATGAACTTGGTCATCTTGAGATGGTTAGTACAATGGTTCATCAGCTTACAAGAAATCTTACAATGGAACAGATAAAAGGAA